GAAGCAGAGCACAAAGCTCTTGCCGCTAAAGGTTACACACATGAAGCTCCAGAAGAAAATGTTGCCGGTCCAGCTGATCTATCTGTAGACCAAAACATGAAAAAGGTTAAAGACAAGCATGGTCCAGTTGATAAGCCAGGCCTTAAAGAAGATATCGATGTAGCTCATGATGAGGCAATTGCTATCGAAGAAGCACGTAAAGCAGCTGAATCTAAGCACGAAGATGAAGAAGATTCAACTGATGAAGAATCTGATAAGCAGGCTAAATATAAAGCTTTCTTCGCTAAAGCACTGAAAAAGTTTGGCGCTGATTCACCAGCTGAATTAAAAGGTGATAAGAAAAAAGAGTTCTTTGACTACGTAGATGCTAACTATGAGGCAGATAACGAAGCCGATTAAGTTATAGTATATATACTATATGATGAAAATATTTGACGAACTTACACATAGAAACTTTGAATTTTTTGCTATGCAACATTATAACAATACTGAGTGTTGTGATATCGAAGAATTTAAAGAAGACTTAGCAAGATTTAAATATCTTAAACGATTATTTAGACGTTATGAAGTCCATAACGATTTGCAAGGACGTTTAATACTTAATCATATTATAGTAATATATAATGTCTTCGGAATAGAAGCAGCTAATCGTATGATGTGGTTTAAGATAGATGAAGAGCATTATCACTATCTTAAACCGTTTTTAATCTTTTTAAACTATTTAGATATATCTGAAAAGGTTGAAATTAAAATGGATCAAAATATAATTAACGTATTAAGGAACATATAATGCAAAATGTAAACGAAAATGTTGTGTCGAGAACGGCCGATTTATTTTATGCGTTTAGATTTCTTAAAATGCTGGTAACTCCGTGGAATAAGCTACCGGCATATGAATTAGAGTTAATTGATGACAAAGGTAAGGTCATTAAGAAACCAAAGACTAACGAAGAAAAAGCTGCATACACTGTATTTCATCGTTTAGTGTTTAATATTAAAAGATTACTCAGTAAGTTACCATTTGGTCAAACTAAACTGGCTTCTTATGCTACAGCATTATTTTTAATTAAAGAACATACCGGTATACCTGAATATAAGTTAAGACAAATATTAGAAGAGGTAACTGATGAAAAGATTAGTGATGAATACTTTAACGAAAATAAATGGTTTGAAGGCGATAGCGGTTTAAACCCAGGCATCTATACATTAGTTGAAGATGCAGTATCACCCGAAACTGGTGAAGTAATTGCGCTAAAGAATACTAAGATTGAGATAAAGGAAAAAACACAAGCTCATTCTATATTGTTTGGTAAGAACATTTATAAAGTAAAACACTTACCAACACAGCAAGAAATTTATGTATCTAATGGAGATATAAAACGATGACTAACTTTGAAGAATGGCTAAAAGCCGCTGAAGAGCAAACAAACGTAGGTTCAGTTGCAATGAACCCACAACCACTTGGTGACAAGAAAAAGAAAAAGAAAAATCTTTATGACGGTCGTACTAAAGAAGGTAGAAAGTTTGTTGAAAGAATGAATGCTTTAAGAACAGCGAGGGAAGCCAAAAAAGAGGCAAAATAAATTATGTCAAAAATATTGATTGGAGTGATTGTTATTATGGGTTTAGGAGGATACTTCCTCTATAATAAAAATATTGAGTTGCAAAAACTCAATGCTGCCTTTGAGGTAAGAGATGCCGAACAAAGAGCAACAATTGAAGCAGTACAAGACAACCTAGAAAAAACATCTAAAGCACTGACTGGTCTTCAAGTCAAAAATCAGCAATATGAATCGCAAATGACAGAGTATCTTGATATCTTTGCACGACATAATATTGCCAAGATAGCAAGTGCAAAACCAGGTATGATAGAAAAGCGTGCAAATAATGCAACAAAGGAGGTATTCGATGCGATTGAAAACGATAGCAAGCGTATTAGCTCTCTTAACGATTAGTGGTTGTTCTTTACTAGGAACAAAAGAAGTAGAAATAATTACCAAGCCAATTGAATTGGATATAGTACAACCGGTTCTTCCACGACCACTGAATCTAAAAGAGCCAAAGTGGTATGTAGTTTCTGATGCTAAGATTATTGAAAACTGTATTAAGAATCCAGAAACAAAAGAAAGAGATTGTAAGCTTGGTAAGGAAGATCTATATCCAGAAGGGTATACATATCTAGATAGATTTATCGATGATATTAAAAAGAAACACGGGGGTGATATTGTGTTTGTGGCTATGAGTGTGCAGGACTATGAACACATGGCATATAATACACAAGAGATTAAAAGATACATAAACCAATTAGGTGAAGTAATAGTCTATTACCGAAACGTAACAATTAACGATGAAGAAGCCGGTGCGGTGGAAATCAAAGTAGAGGAAAAATAAATGGCAATCCCAAAAACACATAGTGATCGAGCCTGCGCTGCAGCACGTTTAGCTGCATGGTCATACATCGATGATAAGGAAGCAAGAGATCAATTAATTCAAAACGAATTTGGTAAGAAAATTAAGTCACGTCTTATTTCTATTAATAGTGCTGAATGTTTAATTACTCGTATGAATGGTCAATTATGGATTGCATTTAGAGGTACTCAACCGAATCAACTGAATGATATCAAAGCTGACTTAGACTTATTTAAAGAGAAGTCACAATCGGCTGGTATGGTTCATGGTGGTTTTAAAGACGAGATCGATGAACTATGGGATGAAGTTGTAAAGGAATTACAGCGTAACGGTAAAAGAGATAAGCCGCGTGACGTATACTTTTGTGGTCATTCTCTTGGTGGAGCAATGGCTACGATTGCAGCATCTCGGTATTCACTTGCTGCAGCTCTATACACCTTTGGTTCTCCTCGTGTTGGTGGTAAACTATTTGTTAATACATGTCAAGTTAAACATTATCGTTTTGTAAATAACAACGATCTAGTACCTAAAGTGCCACCAGCTATTCTAGGATTTAAGCATGACGGTGTTGAGATGTATTTTAATAGTAAAGGAAATCTTGCATTAGGCTATACCTTCTGGCAGGATATGTGGGATCTTGTAAAAGGATTTGTATCAGCATGGTCTCAATTTAAATTTTTCGACGGATTGACTGATCATGGCATGGACGGTTATATATATTTAGTAGATAAAAATAAAGAGGAAATCGGAAAATGCACTGGTTAGTTATATTAGCACTTAAATCAATTCTTTCTAGTATCATTGGTAGTTCCTTCTATCAATGGTTCCAGGATACAAAAGGCGGCATCTGGTTTCAAAAGAAAGTCGACCAATATATGGAATACTTTGCAGAGAAGTATGATCTTGAAATAGCGAAGAAGGATGCTAAGTTCCGCAAAAAGTTTCCTGTACAAGCAGATCGCCTAGATGCTTTAGAAGAAGACTTAGGTATCATTTGGGCTTTACCTACTGTAAGAGAAGAGCTATCTAAGCACCTTGAAACTGAACTACACAACATCGCTCCTAGTGGTGAAATGCCTATCTGGGTAGAAAAAAGAATTAAAAAGTAGTTTACTTTTATTGTATATTGTGTTATAATATACATCTAAAACAAATTAACAGGATCAATTTATGTCTTTCAACGTCACTAAAAGAGATGGCACTAGCCAGCCGTTCGATCTAGAAAAAGTACATCAAGTACTCGAATGGGCAACAGATGGTGTAACTGGTGTCTCCGTATCTGAGATAGAACTTAAGGCTAACATACAATTATACGACAAAATTCCAGCTTATGATATTCATGAGCTTCTTATTAAGAGTGCTGCTGAGCTTATCACTGACTCTACTCCAAATTATCAATACGTATCAGCTCGTTTGATTAACTATAAGCTACGTAAAGAAGTATATGGTTCATATACCCCGTGGACTCTTAAGCGTTTAATTATAGAAAATGTAAGCCGTGGAGTATATGACGGTGCTATCATGGACAACTATGAGCATACAGAAATTGATGAGCTAGATGCTTATATCAAACATGATCGTGATGATACATTTACTTATGCCGGCATGGAACAATTCAGAGGTAAGTACCTCGTTCAAGATCGTAGAACTAAGCAGCATTATGAAACTCCTCAAATGTTGTATATGATGGTTGCTGCTACGCTTTTTATTAACTATCCAAAAGAAACAAGGATAAAATATGTTAAGGACTACTATGATGCAATCTCTCAATTCTTTATATCACTCCCAACCCCTATCATGGCTGGTGTTCGAACTTCAACCCGTCAGTTCTCTAGTTGTGTTCTTATTGAATCCGGCGATAGTCTCGATTCTATTAACGCAACTTCAACAAGCATTGTAAAATATATCTCTAAGAAAGCAGGTATTGGTATTGGTGCAGGTTCTATTCGAGCAGCAGGTGCAAGAGTCGGTGATGGTTCAGTAGTACATACAGGTTTAATTCCATTCCTGAAGTATTTCCAATCGGCTGTTAAGTCTTGTTCTCAAGGTGGTGTTCGTGGTGGTGCAGCTACTGTTTATCTACCAATCTGGCACTATGAGTTTGAAGATCTAGTTGTATTAAAGAACAACAAAGGTACTGAAGAAAATCGTGTACGTCACATGGATTACACATTTCAATTAAACAAGTTGATGTACGAGCGTCTATTGACTGGTGGCAATATTACATTCTTTGATCCGAATGATGTTCCAGGTTTGTATGAAGCATTCTTTGCAGACCAAGATAAGTTTAAAGAGTTATATGAAAAGTATGAGCGTAAGACTTCTATTCGTAAAAAGACTATGCCAGCTCTTGATGCATTCCAAAGCTTATTGAGTGAACGTAAAGATACCGGTAGAATCTATGTCATGAATGTCGATCATGCAAACGATCATGGTTCATTTGATCCTAAGAAAGCTCCTATTCGTATGAGTAACCTTTGTTGTGAAATTGATCTACCAACTAAACCACTTAATTCATATGATGATGAAGAAGGTGAAATTAGTCTATGTACTCTATCTGCAATTAACTGGGGTTTGATTAATCACCCATCAGAGTTTGAAAAGTATTGTGATCTAGCTGTAAGATCTCTTGATGAACTATTAGACTATCAAGACTATCCCATTAAAGCTGCAGAACGTAGTACAATGAATCGTCGTCCACTTGGTATTGGTATTATTAACCTTGCATATTTCTTGGCTAAACGTGGATTAAAGTATGATGATGGCGCATTTACTACAGTTGATGAATATGCTGAAGCATGGTCATATTATTTAATTAAAGCTTCTGCTGATATTGCGAAAGAAAAAGGTAAAATTCCTTTAAATAATGACACAAAATATGCTGGTGGAGTTCTCCCAATTGATACATATAAGGAGGCTGTAAATAATTTGGTGCCACATAAAGAAAGAAAACCGTGGAAAAGCTTACGTAACCAGCTTCAAAAAACAGGAATTCGTAATTCCACACTCATGGCTCTTATGCCAGCTGAAACATCAGCACAAATAAGCAATAGTACTAATGGTATTGAACCACCAAGAGCATTAGTATCATACAAGCAGTCAAAAGATGGAGTAATGGCTCAGGTCGTACCTGGCTATCATCATCTAAAAAATAAATATGATCTTCTGTGGGAACAAGAATCCCCAGATGGTTATTTAAAAATCTGTGCAATATTACAGAAATATATAGATCAAGGGATTAGTGTTAACACATCTTATAATCCTGAGTTCTTTGAAGATAGTAAAGTGCCTATGTCAGAAATGGTAACTGATCTTGTGACTGCATACAAATACGGACTAAAACAATTGTATTATTTCAACACCCACGATGGTGCGGGAGATAATTCATCTGAGGAGGATTGTGAAAGTTGCAAAATTTAAAGAAGTCACACCTAAACAAAATGATGTTTTTGGACGAACCAGTCGATATCGCAAGATACGATACAGTTAAATATCCTAACATCGATAAGATTACTGATAAGCAGCTTGGTTTCTTTTGGAGACCAGAAGAGGTTGATGTATCTAAAGATAAGAAAGACTTTGAATCATTAGACGAACATGAACAACACATTTTTACAAGTAATTTAAAGAGACAAATCCTACTTGATTCTATTCAAGGACGTGAACCATTGGAAGCATTCCTACCAGTATGTTCATTACCTGAAGTCGAGAATTGGATTACTACATGGGCGTTCTTTGAAACAATTCATAGTCGTTCATATACTCATATTATTCGTAACATCTATCCAGATCCATCGCAAGTATTTGATGAAATCACAGATAATCCTGAAGTTATGAAGTGTGCTGATAGTATCGATTACTGGTATAATCAATTAGTAGAACAACATAAGAAAGAAGGTGTTACACCAAGGGACTATAAGAAACAAATCTTTATGGCTTTGATGTGTGCTAACGCGTTAGAAGGTGTTCGCTTCTACGTTTCCTTTGCATGTTCATGGGCATTTGCTGAATTGAAGAAGATGGAAGGTAATGCAAAGATTATTAAGTTTATTGCACGCGATGAGAATGTTCACTTAGCAAGTACTACAGTTATGATTAAGAGTTTATTAAAAGAAGACTCTGATTATGTCGCTATTCAAGAAGAGCAAAAGGAAGAAATACAAAAACTATTTGTTGATGTAATTGAACAAGAAAAGGAATGGGCAAATTATCTCTTTAAAAATGGATCGATGATTGGTCTAAATGAAAAACTATTATGTGATTACGTTGAATGGATTGGTACAAAGAGAATGCGCGCTTTAGGTATTCAATCACCATATCACGTATCTAAAACGAATCCTCTTCCATGGACTGAAAAGTGGATCGGAGGTGGTAATGTACAAGTCGCACCACAGGAAACTGAAATTACTTCATATGTAACAGGTGGAGTTAAGAAGGATGTTTCAACAGATACTTTAGCAGCTTTAAGCTTATAGGAATGATAATGAAAATAGAAATTTTTGGTAAGGACCAATGTCCGTTTTGTGTTGAAGCGGTTGCACTAGCAAAACAAATAGAAGGTGCTAGTTATGTATACAAAAAACTAGGAAATGATTTTACACGAGCAGAGCTGTTTGAACAATTTCCAACAGCTAGAACATTTCCGCAAATAAAAGTAGATGATAAAGTCATAGGTGGCTTTGTTGATTTTAAAGAATATATTAAGGATAACGTATGAATGTAAAACACATCGATTGCCCTATGTGTTATAATAAGTCTCGTGTTTCATGTGAAGAAGAAGATCCAAAGTACTGCCCGATTTGTGGTGAACCTCTAGAAGACCATATTGAAGAGTTAAACTTTGATGACTAGTATATATAATACATGTGGTTATATAATGACAAAGAGTGGATCCCGCCTGAAGACTTTAGTTCTGATAACTATTACGGGTTTGTGTATCTCATAACGAATGAGCAAACTGGTAAGAAGTATGTTGGTAAGAAGTTCTTTTGGTTTAAGAAAACTCTAGGCATTACAAAAACTAGAAAGCGCAGAAAAAAGACCTTAGTTGAATCCGATTGGAAAACATACTTTGGTTCAAGTAATTCACTCAATGAAGAAATAAGCTCCAATGGCTGTGCCCATTTAAAACGAGAAATTATTCATTTGTGTAAAACAAAGGGAGAGTGCGCATACATGGAAGCCAAGGAGCAATTTGACAGGGATGTCCTTTTAACAGACGAGTATTACAATGGATTTATTGGTTGTAAGATCGGAGCACCCTCAGTAAAAAACTTAAAAAAATAGTTTACATTTACATTAAACTGTGTTATAATATAACTTATGATTAAGGATAAGTCTATGTCAAATATAATACAATTTCCCACCTCGGAAAGACTCAAACAAGTTATTGGTGAAAAGATCGATAAAGTCATAGACGAAGAAGAACGTTCAGAAATTCAAAAGGAAGAATGTGTTGAGCTAGCTCATTATTGTTTTCAACTAATGGATCAGGCGATATGCAATAATGAATTCATAGACGGCTTCGAAAATATGGATTTTCTTGATCTAAGTAAGCAGGAAGGTAGAGATATGTCAGTGATCATTAATTTACTTGCTGCAACTTTTTATCGATACAAGAATATAGAACATCCATTCCAAGAAAACTTAGATATTGGTAATGCTAAGCTAGAACAGTTAATGGGTGAAGTTAAATTCGATAAATCGGATGAAGACCTAGAAGAAGAATTTAAAAAACTAGAAAGTAAAATTGAAGAACTAATGAAAGAGAGTGAAGAAGATGATATTGATTGATTATAACCAAATTGCGTTATCAAATATTATAGTACAAAAATTAAATGATGAAAACATGATAAGACATATGATACTGAATAGTATTCGTATGTACAATAAGAAGTATCGAGATCAGTATGGTCAAATGGTTATTTGCTGTGATGGTATGAATACATGGAGAAAGCAATACTTTCCGCAATACAAAGCAGCTCGTAAAAAGAATAGAGATAACCAGTCTGATACAGATTGGCCAGAAATCTTTCGTATTCTAAATCTCGTAAGAGATGAGATACGAGAAAACCTACCATATAAAGTTATTCATCTAGAAGGTTGCGAAGCTGATGATGTGATTGGCACTCTTGCGCTACAAACACAAGAGTTTGGTAAGGACGAACCAGTTAAGATTATCTCATCTGATAAAGACTTTATTCAGCTTCATCGATTTAAGAATGTATCTCAATTCAGTCCTATGCAAAAGAAAGAAGTAACTGATAAGAACCCTCATATCTATCGCTTCAATCATATTATTAAGGGTGATGCTGGTGATGGTGTACCAAATGTTAAGTCTGCAGACAATGTATTTGTTGAAGAAGGTTTACGACAAACACCAATAAGAGCAAAGCAAGTAGAAGAATGGCTGGATAATTCAGAAAAGCTATCTGAGGTAATGGATACTGAAGTATATCGCAATTATCAGCGCAATAAAAAATTAATTGATTTAACCGAAATACCAGAAAACATCAGTGAAATGATTATAAATACTTTTAACAATAGTAAAAAACCAATGCAAATGAAAGCATTAAACTATTTAATTAAGAAACGATGTAATCTATTGATTGAAAGCGTAGAGGAATTTTATAACAATGGCTAAAGAACTAGTAATATCAACAATTCTTAAAGATCTTGCAGAAATTAAAACAGCAAAAGGTAAGAAAGCATATCTCATTAAGAATGAATCACGTCAACTCAAGACCTTCTTAAAAGGAGCGTTTGACAAATCACTCGAATTTAATTTACCGAAAGGCACACCCCCATATACTCCTAATAAAGATTCTAAAGCTGGCTTTGGTGCAGTATCAGCTGAGTTTCGTTATTTCGCAAAAGGATATGATGGAGATCGTTTAAAGGCTGGTGTTCGTGAAGATAAATTCATTAAAGTTTTGGAGACAGTATCTCCAGAAGAAGCAAAACTTATCGTTATGATGAAAGATAAAGAATTGGTTGGAAAATATAAGGGAGTAACAAAAAAATTAGTCTCCGATGCATTCCCAAATCTTATCGTAAAGTGATTCATTAACCAACCGTAATAAGGAGGATCCGAACTTAAATACCTATATGATGATCAATTAAAACTTTATGGAGGGCAAAATTCTATATGAGGTTACAAGAGATCGAACGGTTAAAGAAGGATAGGAATAAAGCAACATACTATCGTGAACGACTGTTAAAGAAAGGAAAGTCAGATAAAGCATTTAAAATGCAAAAGAAGATAGATTATCTTGACGAGTATATTGAAGAATTAAGGTATGCATCATAAGTAAGGAGGTGATAAATCTAGGTCGACCCCCTCTAAAAGGGGGTTTACTTTTCTGTGAAACTGTGGTATAATATACATTATGAATATATTTATTTTAGACAATGATCCCGTAAAAGCAGCACAACTTCAGTGCGACAAACACATTCCCAAAATGGTTGTTGAATCAGCCCAAATGTTATCAACAGTACATCGTATGATTGATGGTACAATGGAACGTCGGCCTTCTAAATCTGGCTCTATGTTACAGTACTTTAAACTCGATGATTACCGAGAAGACATTCTATATAAAGCTGTACATATGAATCATCCATGTACTGTCTGGTCTCGAGAAAACTGTAGTAATTACGATTGGCACTATAAACATTTTATTGCACTATGTGATGAGTATACATATAGGTATGGTAAAGTTCATGCGAGTGAAACAAAACTTGCTACCGTATTAAGAAATGCACCAAAGAAGATTAAACATACAACAGGTAAAAGTCCATTTAGATTAGCAATGGGGTCTAATCCTGAATGTATGTTTGAAGATGCTGTTAAGTCATATCGTGCATTTTACCAAACTAAACAAGCAAGGTTTGCAATGAAGTGGACCAAGCGTAAACAACCGGAGTGGTTTCATGCCATTGTATGATTTTAAAAATTTAGAAACTGGTGAAGTAGAGACAAAGATGATGTCTATTGCATCAATGCAAGAATATGTCAA